AATAACGTACCATCTGAAGGCCGTTGCATGATCATCCACGCTAATAACTTGGCTGGTATGCTGGGCGAAACCGAAATCACAAGCGCAGACTTTGCAACAGTCAAAGCTCTAGTTTCTGGTGAGGTTGACACCTTTATGGGCTTCAAGTTCGTAACTCTTGGTGACCGTGATGAAGGTGGCTTGCCACTGCCATCAACCCGCACATGCTTTGCATTCCATAAGGATGCAATGGGTATGGGTATTGGCATGAACCAAAAGTCTGAAATCAACTATGTTCCTGAGAAAACGTCGTTCCTCGTTTCTTCAATGTTCTCCGCAGGCGCGGTTGCCATTGATGACGAAGGTATCGTCAAAATCTCTTGCACTGAATAGAAAGGAGTGTAGAAAATGGCTTTCTCTTCAGCAGGATGGAATGTTATTGGTGCAGCTAAATCTGGCAACGCACCTAGCATGTACACCTACACATCAGCAGACGCGATTGCGACTGTGAACACCGAAGGATATTTTAACGACTTGTCAGACACAGTGGCAGTTGGTGATATCATCTTTGTTCGCGATAGCGCGACACCAACAATGTCAATCGTTGTTGTTCTGTCAAACGCATCTGGTGTTGTTGACGTATCAGACGGCACGGCTGTATCAGTCGCTGACGCTGACTAACAATAGTGGGGCGGCTTATGCTGCCCCATTTCCCTATTTTGGAGTAACGAATGGCGCAGGGCGACACCAAACTATCAATATGTTCCGAGGCTCTGATCATGCTGGGCGCTGCCCCGCTTTCGTCATTTGCCACTGGCACCGATGAAGCGCAAGTGGCTGATCGTCTTTATGACGATATCCGCGATACGATCTTAATGCAGTACCCATTTAGCTGGTCTGTTAAAAAGGTAAAGCTAGGCCGTTTGGCTAGCACCCCTATTAATGAATGGAAATATACCTACGCTTTGCCGGGTGATATTCTTGGCAATCCAAAAGCTGTGTTTAATGTTGGCGCTATTGGAGCGCAGCCAGTGCGAGATTTTGAAATCTACAATCTTGGCCTTTACACAAATTATGAAGAGGTCTGGATTGATTACCAGTATCGTCCAGCAGAGGCTGTCTTCCCGCCATATTTTGTGCGTCTGTTAAAGACAGCGCTAGCTGCTGACTTTGCCGAGCCGGTAACTGACCAGCTTACTAAGGGGGATTATTACCACCAAAAAGCATATGGTGCGCCATCAGAAAATATGCGTGGTGGGCTGTTGCGTGTTTCAATAAATATTGATGGTGCTGATCGTCCAGCACAAACTATACATGAGTTTCCTATTTCTGACATAAGGTTCTAGCATGAGCCGGATTATTCAGATCCAGAATGATTTTACCAGTGGCGAGCTAGATCCAAAACTACGCGCCCGGACTGATATTGACCAGTATAGCTCTGGCCTGACCACTGCGCGTAATGTTAGCATCCAGCCGCAAGGCGGTGCAAAACGCCGTGACGGCACTAAGTTTGTTGCTGAGTTAGATGGCGGCGCAGGCACCGCAGTGCGTATGGTGCCATTTGAGTTTAGTGTATCTGACAGCTATATGCTGGTGTTCACACCCGGCAAAATGTACGTTTTTAAAGATGGCGTACAGATTACAGCAATTAACGGCGGCGGTAGCAACTTTTTGACCGTGGCTGCTGTTACTGCGTCTATATTGCCGCAGATGAACTGGGTGCAATCTGCTGATACAGTTATTGTGGTGCATGAGGATTTAGAGCCAATAAAAATTGTGCGCGGGGCTACAGACGCTAATTGGACGGCCAGCACAATTGACTTTGACCACATACCAAAATATGCGTTTGAATATGACGTTCACAGCCCGCAGTTTACAATTACCCCATCAAGCACCGTTGGCAATATTACGCTGACTGCTAGTGCGGTAACAACTGACACTGGCACGGCTCAGGGCGGCGGGGCTAATACTATAACGCTAAAATCTGCCAGCAACTTTACGCTGAACGATGAGCCAAATGGTATGTTTATTGAAATTACGTCTGGCACTGGCTCAGGCCAAAAGCGGCACGTCGAGGATTATGTTGCGTCAAGTAAATTGCTTACAGTTTATCCAGCGTGGGATACCGCGCCAAAGAGCACATCCCACTATAAGATAGCCGCATTTAGCACAGCGGCTGTTGGTGAATACGCCGTTGCTGACAATGGTTTTGGCCGTGCGCGTTACGTTGAATATGTCAGCGACACAGAAATGAAAGCCTACGTTGAAATACCATTTTTTGACACTACTGGTATTACGAAAGGTGACTGGAATAGCGAACACGGTTACGAGGCGGTTTGGTCATCGACACGCGGCTGGCCGCGCAGCGTCACATTTCACGAAGGTCGGTTATATTTTGGCGGCAGCAAATCACGCCCATCAACATTGTGGGGTAGCCGCGTATCTGACTTTTTTAACTTTGACCCCGGTGAAGCACTTGATGATGCAGGTGTCGAAGCGACATTAGACACCGGCACATTTAATGCTATTGTCGATATTTACTCTGGACGCCATTTGCAGGTGTTCACAACCGGCGCTGAGTTCTATGTTCCGCAAGCGTTGGATGAGCCTATCACGCCGACAAACATGATTGTAAAGCAGCAGACAGGCTTTGGCATGAAGCCCGGCATCAGGTTGCAAAACGTGGACGGCTCAACGCTGTTTATTCAGCGACAGGGCAAAGCGCTGCAAGAGTTTATTTATAGCGACACAGTGCAGGCTTATACGTCAGCTAAGATATCGTTGCTGTCATCGCACCTGCTAAAGACGCCCGGAGAAATGGCTGTGCGTAAAGCGACAGGCACTGACGAGGGTGACCGTTTGCTAATTGTAAATGACGATGACGGCAGCATCGCTTGTTATACATTGCTGCGTAGTCAAAACGTGATTGCGCCCAGTGAGTGGACAACAGGTGGGAATTTTTTAAACATTGGCGTTGATGTTGATGACATCTATACCGTTGTAAAGCGCACAGTAAATAGCAGTGATGTTTATTATGTTGAGTTGTTTGACGCTGACACATTGCTTGATAGCGCCAAAACTGGCGGCGCTGCTGCCAGTGTAACTATGGATCATCTTGAAGGTGAAACGGTAAAGATTGTTCGTGATGGTATTATTGAGCCAGATCAGGTTGTGCCAGCAACACCCTTTACTGTGACTTTTGCTACGGCGGCTGGCACAAGCTATCAAGTTGGTCTTAACTTTACTCCAGAGGTTAAGACATTGCCGGTTGAGCCGCGCCTATCTAGCGGCTCTTTAAAAGGTTTTAAGAAGCGTATCTTTGAGGTAAATGCAGAATTATTTGAAACGCAGTCATTAACAATTGATGGCAAGTTGGTGCCGTTTAGACAATTTGGCAGTGGGGTTCTTGGTGGCGCGGTTCCTGAGTACACTGGTATCAAAACGCTACATTCTATGTTAGGTTATACATACGATGGTCAAATCACAATTGGTCAAGAAGTGCCATTGAAAATGACGCTGCTTGGCATTGATTATAAAGTGAGTGCAGGGCAATGAGTGGTGGTGGTTTAGGATTGGCGCTTGCAGGTGCCAGCGCTTTTATGCAGTACCGAGCCGGGCAGCAACAGTCTGCTGCTTTACAATCTCAGGCAGGTTACACACGCTTGCAGGCGCAACAAGAGGCGTTGAAGCAAAAGCAGCAGGCTGTTGCGGTAATGGATAACATGATAGCCACTGCCGCCACCATTAACGCATACGGCGGCATAGGCCTTGGCAACGTGGACAATTTAAAAAGAGCAGCGCGGGCAAAGGGCGTTAAAGAATTATACACCGTAAAGAATAACGAGATTATTGCTTTGCGCGGCGGCTATATGCAATCTGATCAATATATGATGCAGGCCAGCGCAGCTAGTCAAGCTGGCTTTGCTGCCGCTATCGGCACATTTGGGTCTGGGTTAATGATGAAAACGAGTATTGGCTAATGGCTAGGTCGCTACAATATAGGCCGCTTGGCGTTGGCATTGCATCGCTGCCCGGCGTTAATTTTGTTGCCACTGGAACAGCGCAAGCCAGGGTGGCGAACACGATTGCACAATCGCTCGACCAAATGTCTCGCTTTGCTTTTCAGCAATACGAGACACAGGCAAAGATTGAGGGTGCTGAGTTTGGTGCAGCTAATGCGCCAAGCGTTGTTGATCTTATTAAAGCTGAGGACGCCGAGGCTAGAAAAGCATTGCTGCCCGGCAGCACTGAAACTGTGCGCGGCAGAGCAGAGCGTCAGGCGGCGCTAAACACTGTTGCGGCTAATCTTGAAATAACAGCGCGTGATGCAATCAATCAAATAGCTGTTGAGGGTCATGTAAATTTTACAAATGTTGTTGATCTCCAAAGGCAGATTGACGGCGTTATTAATGGCTTTAGCGGCGCAATGACCGATGTTGACCCGGCGACAGGCGCTAAACTGCGCCTTGGATTGTCAACCATTGGCAATAGCGCTTACACAACCCACATCAAAATGATGGCTGAAAAAGCCGAAGAGCAAACTAAATATTTAGCTGAAAAAGGCGTAGATCAAATTATTGACCAGATAGGGCCAATGCTTATTACTAGGGCAGCGAAAAGCCCAGATGAAATGCTCGGTATTATTACCGCTGAAAAGAAAAAGCTGTTTGCTCTTGCAGACGCAACTGAAGACGCGACGTTTTTAACAAGCTCTATTGAAAACTTTGACAAGGCTGTTAGTGACGCAAAAATAAACGCTGTGGCCGAATATGTTTTGCGTGATCCTCTTAAAAATAGCCAAGAGATTTTAGATACATTAAACACCGGCAAGATGAAAATCACAGATAACGCCGTTGCAAAT